TCAACTGAGTTATCGTGTTCAGTATCAGAGATACGAGCCGTAGCTTTTACATACACTCGTCCTCCGATCTCAACAACCTCATCTTGAACTGTCAGAACGCACTGCCATTCGGCGAGTAAAGGTTTGACCGCTTCTAGTATATCTTCGGCTGATCTGTATTTGTATCCGCCGAACTTATTAGTTTGCCCCTTAGGAGCTTTAAGGGATGATTGAATCCCTTGGAGTTTTTGTCTGATATTTTTTGTCATTGTTTTATTATTTTCTTATAGAGTTCTGTTCTCTCTTTTGCATTCTTGCATTCCGAGATGTCGTCTCTGTTTGTGCCAAATTTTAATAGGATGTCAAGCTGATAATCCTTAGGGAGAGAATAAAATCTTTTGTACAGTTGTCTGAATCCTTCCGGATGTATAAGGTCTAAGTCATCTTGCTCAAGATACGAAGCCATATTGCGTAGAATCGTAGGCAGAGAAGCCTTCTTAGCGCCACGAGAAAGCCTCTTAAAGGCGTTTTCTATTCGTCCAAGTAGTACATTACCTTCTGAGGATACAACGCCCCTTACAAAGCCACTGGTGTGATTGTGATCTACTACCCAATTTGAGGTTTTGTACTCAACAAGTGGGCACTTTTTTGGTTTGTTCTTTTCCCTCCAATCTCCGAGCTTATTCTGAGGTAGGTATTTCATTTACTTCTAGGATTTGAACTTTAGCTCCCTTCTTAGTTGTGCCGTATCCATCTTTACTTGGCTTAGTAGGACAGATGTATTTGATTGCTTGGGCTTTATCATTCGCCCACTTCACTTGGTATCCTCGATAGTCTGGGTGCATATCAAAGTGCTTGTAAATTATTTCGTACTTATTCATTCTTATTCCTTCTAGTTTTTTTAGGTTTAGGTGTCATTCTCTCTGTCCAATATGTTTTGGCGGACAGTTTGGCACATTCAAAGTAGTGATTGAACTCATCGTCACTCCATTCGTAATGATAATGTTCAGCGGTGTTGGTATCAATGCAGACTGATCGTACCTTTGGAAAGTAATCGAGCTTCAGTTTCCTTGCGAGCATTACACTCTCGATTGCTAACTGCTTACAATCCTTTGGGTAGAACTTACCCTTGCCATCTCTGCAACTTCGGCACTTGTAGTCCGCTAGAAAGACTTTTTCTTCTTTATCTATTCCTATAAAATCTATACTACCAGCAATCTTGAATCTACTGTCTGATATAATGTACTCGCAGTCAACAACTTGCACGCCCTCTTCATTTACCCAATCAATAAAAGGTTTCGCCCAATCATCATAAGCACTGGCTTCACCCTCTCCGTCCATCAACCAATCCTCGATTCGTTTGTGAACTGATGTACCGAACTCAGAGCTTGAGATCATCTCTCCAGTAAATGGAT